GTTTGCAGCTTTTGAGTCAGCAACAAACGAAAAATTCACCGCTTATGAGTCTAAATTTGCTCAATACGAAGCTAAATTAGGCCAAGCAAACAAAGTAATTGAAGGCCTTATGCAAATTAGCAAAATGCTAGTTGAGGCACCACAAAGCGCACCGGATGCTGGTGTTAAAACAAGCAATGCTTTTGCAGACGAAAAATTAGATGCAAAGAGCGAGTTCGAGAAATTCTCAAAATCAATTTGTTCATAAACTAAAAATTATAAAAAATGGCATTATCATTCAGCGGCATAAGCGCATATACTAAAGAGCAGATTGCGCCCTTATTAACCGAAGCAGTATTTGCTGCAAAAACACAGACTTTATTAAAGTCTGGTGGTATCTTATTACCTAAGACAAAATCAAGCGTAAAAATCCCTAAGTTAGCTACTAATGCAAACTTTCAAGTTGATGCGTGCGGTTGGTCTCCAAGTGGTACAACAACTTTAACGCAAGCTAGTGTTACCGTTGGTAAAATCAAAATTGAGGAAACAATTTGTCCTAAAGATTTTGAAGCTTATTTCTCTCAAGAAGCTTTAAAAGCTGGTTCTACTTACGAAGATTTCGGATGGACTGATTTTCAAACTAAGTTCACAGAACAAAAAAATAAAGTTATTGCTAAGCAATTAGAAGTTGCAATTTGGCAAGGTGATACTACAAGTGCAAATCTTAACTTAAAGAGTTTTGATGGTTTACAAAAGTTAATCGACGCTGGTTCTCCAGTTGATGCTAACGTTTCTGGTTTTGTATCTGGTGGACCGATTGCAACAGTTACAGCTGCTAACGTAGTAAGTATTTTGAATGCAGTTTACAAAGCTATCCCAGTTGAAATCATCGACGCTGACGATTTAAAAGTTATGGTTGGTAACGATGTTTATAGATTAGCAGTATTAGCTTACCAACAATTGAACTTGTTTAACTACAAGGTTGATGGTGATATGAATCAAACATTCATTATCCCGGGTACAAATGTAGAATTAGTAGCAGTTAACGGATTAAACGGAACTGGTGACATTTACGCAACAACTTTGTCTAATATCGCAATGGCGTTTGACTTAGAAGCTGAAGAAGAAAACTACATGATTTGGTACTCTAAAGATAATAACGAGGTTCGTTACAGAGTAGCTTTCAAATTAGGAGTTGGCTTAGCTTATACACAATTAGTTGTGAAGTTTAAATCAGCAATCTAATTAAATTATAAACTATAAAAGGCGGTTAAATAAGCCGCCTTTTTTTTAAACTTTTTATTATGCCATGCGCCATCACTAGCGGTTATTCCATCGACTGCCGCGAAAATATCGGGGGATTACAAGCCGTATTTTTAGCCGAGTTCGGCAATATTTCTGGAGTTACTGAAGTAAGCGGTTTAGTTACCGGCATTACTAAAGCTACCGGAAAAAGATTTTACAAGTTTGAGGTGCCACGTGCTACCGCAAATACAAGTTCAAATGCAACTGCGTCCGAGGAAAACGGCTCAGTATTCTATACACACCAAGTAGTATTCCCTTTAAACAAAAGAGACTCTACAACTGCAAACATTGTTCGCACTTTAGCTAAAAACAAGCTAATGGCGGTTACTTTAGATATGGACGGAAATTACAGAATGTATGGTAAAGCAAATGGCTTATTCTTAGCTTCTACTGAGTCAATGAGTGGTACCGCAGCTGGTGACAGAAACGGATATAACATTACTTTGACTGGTATTGAAAAAGACGATTTTTTACAAGTGTCTAATGCAGTAGGATTAGCGCTTGAGACTGCTGGGTAATTCTACCTATTAGTTATTTAATTTGACCCTACCTACAATTGAGTAGGTAGGGTTTTTTAATTTATAAGCAAATGTTGCATATTTATAAAGGTGTTGATAATAATTTAATATTTTCTGGCTTAGAATTGGCAACAATTACTAATCCGAAATATTTGTTTATTTTTACAAGTGCTACCGAACAAAATGTTATATTTGTAGGAACTAATTTAAGTACTGACAATAGATATCAAAAAGTATTAGTATCAAAGTTGATATTTGAAAATCAAGAATGTGGCACTTGGAGGTATAAGATTCGCGAACAAGTAAGTGCTACAAATAAAAAAGAGGCCTTAAGTGGTGCCATAGTTGAGGAAGGCTTTATGTATTTGCATGAAGTAACAGATTGTGAAGACACGCAGTATGCGGAACAATGTAACGAATTTAAAACCTATTCAAGTGAGTAAAGCTTATAACATTATTAACGTCCAATTTGACCAAGCGCAGCAACCTAAATTTGAAGAGAAAAGGGGCCGCAATTACATAGAATTTGGAGAAAAAAATAATTACCCTAATTACTTAATAGACCTTTATGGCGAAAGTCCAAAGCATGGTGCTATTATTAAGGGAAAAGTAAATTATATTTATGGTAAAGGCTTTGAGGATATAAACCAAAAAGCTAACACCCATGGTGAAACATGGAATCAAATATTAAAGCGTTCTATATTAGACGATGAGTTGCATGGCGGATTTTACTTACAAATTATTTATAATGCGCTAGGTAAGATTAAAGATGTATTTCATATTGAGTTTCAGAAAGTAAGAGCAAGCAAAGACTTGACTTGTTTTTATGTTAAGAATGATTGGACCTTAAGCGACTTTAAAGAAAAAGCTAGAGAATATCCGGCTTTTAATATTAATGAGCCTAAAGGCACTCAAATACTTTTTGTTAAGCAATATAACCCTAAGAGTGATGTTTACCCATTACCAAGTTATTTTCAAGGTTTAAACTATATCGAGAGTGATATTCAAGTAAGTAGACACATTTTAGGTAATGCAAAGCATAACTTTGTCGCTACTAAGTTAATTAATTTTAATAACGGATTACCTCAAGAAGAGGAACAAGCCGACGTTGAAATGGATTTAAAACGTAAGTTTACTAATCACGATGGCGACCGCGTAGTTATTGCTTTTAACCCAAGTAAAGAAAACGCAGTAGACATTGTAGACCTTGGAGAAACAAGTTTAACAAAAGAAGACTTTACTAATGTCAATAATTTAATACAACAAGAAATATTTAGTTGTCATCAAGTTACAAGCCCTATGTTGTTTGGTATTAAAACCGAAGGACAATTAGGAGGCCGTAGCGAAATAAGAGACGCATACCAGATATTCCAAAATACATATGTTAACGAGCGCCAACAAGAACACGAGCAAACTTTTAGTAAGCTTATGAATTTAGCTGGCATACAAGGTGAACATACCATTATACCAGTTGAGCCGTTAAGCTTTGAATTTACCGAGGCTATTATGGCTGCTAACTTAACTAAAGATGAAATAAGAGAGTTAATGGGAAAAGAAGCTTTAGACCCAAGTATTAAAACACAAGCGCAAATCATTAGCGATAATATTAATTCATTAAGTCCATTAGTAGCTAATAAGGTTTTAGAAAGTATGACAAGCGACGAAATAAGAAGCTTAGCTGGTTTAGTCCCTAAAGATATTACAATAGATGCAAGTGGTAATACTATTACGCCACAACCAATAACGGCTGCAAATGAGTCTATTAAGAACTTAACCGGACGTCAACACCAGAACGTAATGCGCATAGTGCGTCAATTTGCAAATGGTAAGATTAACAAGGCGCAAGCAAGCTTAATGCTTAAGAGTGGATTTGGATTTACCGACGACGATGTTAATACTTTCTTAGGCGTTGACGATGACCCAGCAACCGAGCAAGCTTTTGCATCAATGCAAGACGAATTGTTATTAAGTGAGTTTGCAGCGTGTGGCGATAATGTTAATGATTTTGACGTATTAGAAACGCATGAAGCTAAAAACTTTGAACAATTTGCGGATGCTGAAATTAACAAATTAAAAGCCAACGTTTTAGACCTTATAAGCAAAGATAAGCGCATTACTCCGGAGACTATGGCGATTGTATTAGGTAAAGAAGTAAGTGCTATTAACGTGGCTTTAAAGGCCCTACAAGCGGAAGGTTATTTAAGTGTCATAGGTAGCGCAATAAATATATTAAATGCTAACTATAAACCTATTGTTCGTCAACTATTACAACCATTAGATAAGATTCCGGGTGGTGATAAAACTACAACGACCGAGGTGCTTTTAAGATATACTTACTATGGGCCAGAGGATGATAAAAACAGACCATTTTGCGCTAGAATGTTACAATTAGCAAAGACTAAGGTTTGGAGTCGTGCTGACATAGAAAACATAAGCGAGCGTTTAGGTTACTCTGTTTGGGATAGAAGAGGTGGTTGGTTTACAGAACCAAACGGAACACACCGACCATATTGCCGCCATCGTTGGAATGTAAAAATAGTAACTAGAAAAAAATAAGCAATGAGTTTAAACATACTTTTTATAAACGAGACTTTAATTAAAAGCCGAACTGCTATAAGTGATGCAATTGATGGCAAGCAAATAAAGCCATTAATTAAATTAGCGCAAGATAAATTTATTTTACCGGCTTTAGGTAGCACGTTTTATAATAGATTACAAGATGGCATTGAAATTGGTGACTTAAGCCAAGATGAAAAATACTTACTTGATAACTATATAACAGATGCTTTAGTATGGTTTACAATTGCAGAAATGGTTGTAAGTACAAGCTTTCAATTTTTTAGTAAAGGTGTATTGCAAAAGAGTAGTGAAGAGAGTAATTCACCAAGTAAAAGCCAATTGGATTTATTAGAACGTAAATATATGAGTAATGGCGAATTTTATAAGCAAAGATTAATAGATTATTTAAGAGAAAATTGCACAAAGTTTGAAGAGTATATGAACGTCGGCTCTGGCTTAGATGTAATTAACCCACAAATTCAAGCTTATACCTCTCCTATTTTTTTAGGTAGAAAAAACAATATGCGCAAAATTAGTAACCTAGATTTTCCTTATGAAAGCAAGAAGCTATAAACGCGAGTTTTTAGACAAAGTAAAACAGAAATTCAATGACTTACAACCAAGTAATAAAGACTATAAAAGCGATATTAAGCAGTCACGCAATGATAAAGAGCGTAAAGGGGGCAACACCTCGCGAGTGGCTTTACGAGGATAGCCATCCGGTTTTTCCAGTTGCTTGTTATGCCGTTAATACTGGTAGTTTAAATATAGGACGTGAGCAAGTATATAACTTAACGCTTTGGTTCTTAGATAAATCTGGTATGGAGCGTGAATTTGAGGACGATGTAACTAGCGACCAGTTGCAAATATGCGCCGACATTATTAGTAAGCTAAGAAATGGTGATAACAATTGGATAATAGATGACAATATAACATATAATTTAATAAGCGATAAATTTGAAGACTATTTAGCTGGTGTTGAAATTAGTTTCGACATGACTACTTTTTCTGATTTTGACGCTTGCGATATACCATTAAACCCATAAACAATGAGTTGCAATACTAGCACTACGGCTGACTTAAGGCCAGCACAATATAATGTAAAAATATGGCGTAATGACTCATGGAGTCAAGTTTTTGCAATTCTTGCAGACACTACGCCAGTAGATTTAAGCGGTTCCACTATTTTAATACAAGTAAGACCAACGCCATCAAGTACAACTATTTCAATGACTTTAAGTAGTGCAAATAGTAGTATAAGTATAGGCGGTGTAAGTAGAAATCAAATAACTTTAAATAAAAAAGTTGACGTTGCAGCTGGTTCATACGTGTATGATATGAATGTGACGTTCCCTAGCGGAGAGGTTAAAACATATCTTTGGGGTAATTTTATTATAAGTGAGGACATATCTAAACCATAGTAACAATGGAAATATTAAACGTGACGGAGCAAATTATTAATGTAAATGCTACGGATGAAATAATAGACATAAATGTAACTGAGGAAATAATAGATATAAATGTAACTGAAGAGGTCATTAATATTATTTCTCAAGCTGGAGCTTATCCATTGCCAAGTAATGTATTTAGCGTATTTGGTAGAGCTGGAAATGTAGTTGGTCAAGTTGGTGATTACACAACAAGCATAGTAGGTGAGGGAACAAATCTTTATTATACTGAAGCCAGAGTTGATGCAAACACAAATGTTGCTGCTAATACGGCTGCAAGGCATAACGCAGTTACAATAGGTACTGGAAATGGTTTAAGCTTAAGTACTCAAGCTTTAAGCTTAGCACTTGCTAGTACAAGTACAACTGGTGCTTTAAGTAGTACTGATTTTACTACATTTAATAATAAATTAAGTACTTCTACGGCTGCTTCTACTTATGTACCTTATACTGGTGCAACTAATAATCTTAATTTAGGTACTAAAAACTTATTAGCTACTAATGCTTTTTTAGGATTTACTTCTTTAACTGCATCTGGGACACAATTAGTTTTAACAATAACTTCAGCTCCAACGTATATAGTAAACGGCTCCGGAGGCCAAACGATTAAACTACCAGATGCAACAACTTTGCCTAATGGGGCTAATTATGTTTTTAATAATAATCAAAGTAGTGGTGCAATTTTAGTAAATAATAATTCTAATACTTTAGTAGTATCTATTCCATCTGGTGGTTATTGCACTTTAGAATTAACTGATAATACAATTGCAGCTGGTTCTTGGGATAAACATTTTGAAACACCAAGTAACGTAAGTTGGTCTACAAATACTTTAGATTATGCTGGTTCTATTATTAATGCGACATGGAACGGTGTTGCAATTGCGCCAAATAGAGGCGGAACTGGACAAAGCACTTATACAGATGGTCAATTATTGATAGGTAATTCTACTGGTAATACTTTAAGTAAAGCTAATTTATCCGCTGGTACTGGTGTAAGTATTACAAATGGTGCTGGTACTATATCAATTGCTTCTACAATTACTCAATATACAGACGCTTTAGCAAGGGCAGCAATAAGCTTAACAACAACTGGTACAAGTGGTGCGGCTACTTATAATTCAATTACTGGTGTTTTAAATATTCCTCAATATAGTGGCGGAGGTGGCTCTATGGTTTATCCAGCGGCTGGAATTGCACTTTCTACTGGTACTGCATGGGGAACTTCTATAACTGATAATTCAACTAACTGGAATACTGCTTACACAAATAGAATAACAAGTTTAACTACTACCGGAAGCTCTGGAGCTTCTACATTAATTTCTAACGTTTTAAATATTCCTAGTTATACTTTATCTGGATTAGGTGGACAAGCATCTTCTACAAATTTAACTTCATTATCTGGTTTAAGTTATGTTTCAACTTCATTTGTAAAAATGACTGCGGCCGGAACTTTTACTTTAGATACAAATACTTATTATTTAAATTCAAATCCAAGTGCATTTATTGCGTTAAGTTCCGCTATTACTGGTTATACAATTGGAACTAATACGGCTTTAGTTGCAACTGATACTTTGAATACTGCTTTAGGTAAACTACAAGGTCAAGTTTCAGCAAGACAAGCTGCATTAAGTGGTACAATTAATACTATTGCTTATTGGGATTCAGCTACAAGCATATCAAGTTTAGCAGTAGCAACTTATCCTACATTAACAGAGTTGTCTTATGTTAAAGGTGTTACAAGTGCTATTCAAACGCAATTAACTAATAAGCAAGGTACACTAACTTTAACTACAACTGGTACAAGTGGTGCTGCTACATTAGTTGGAAATACCCTTAATATACCTCAATATGCTGGTGGTGGCTCTATGGTTTATCCAGCGGCTGGCATAGCACTTTCTACTGGTACTGCATGGGGAACATCTATAACTGATAATTCAGCTAATTGGAATACTGCTTACACAAATAGAATAACAAGTTTAACAAATACTGGTACTTCGGGTGCTGCTACTTTGATAAGCAATGTTTTAAATATACCTAGTTATACTTTAGCTGGTTTAGGTGGTCAACCATTAGCGACAAACTTAACTTCATTAGCGGCTTTAAGTTATGCTTCAGCTTCATTTGTTAAAATGACTGCGGCCGGAACTTTTGCATTAGATACTAATACTTATCAAGGTACTTTAACTTTAACTACAACCGGTACTTCGGGAGCGGCTACATTAGTAGGAAACACTTTAAATATTCCTCAATATACTGGAGGCGGAGGTTCTATGGTTTATCCTAGTGCTGGTATAGCAGTTTCTACTGGTACTGCATGGGGTACTTCATTAACAGATAATTCAGCTAACTGGGATTCAGCATATACAAATAGAATAACAAGTTTAACAACTACTGGTACTTCGGGTGCGGCTACACTTGTTGGAAATGTTCTTAATATTCCTCAATATAGTGGTGGTGGTGGTATGTCTATTGGTGGTACTATTACAAGTGCAACGGCTGGTAGTATTTTATTTGCCGGTGCAAGTGGTGTACTTGCTCAAAACAATGCAAACTTTTTTTGGGATAATACTAATAGTAGATTAGGAATTGGTAGTACAACTTTAGGTTCATCTTTACAAATTAATGGTAACGCTGCTATTGGTTACTTAGCAAGTACGGCTGCTCCAGTTAATGGATTATTAGTATCTGGAAATACTGCTATTGGGTCAACTACTGCAACTTCAAAATTTAGTGTTGGAAATAAACTATTAATGTGGGATTCAAGACCAACAAATGCTCCGGTAGAGACAACTATGGGGTATATGTTTAATGTAGCTACTCCATCTGGTTTAATTAATGAAGACACACTTGCTGGTCAGCCTATTTTAACCCTTGCAGTAAATGTACCACAAGTAGGTACAAGAACAACCAGTATTGTTGGTGGTATGTTTAGACTTGACACAAGAACCGCAGAACAAAGATTTGTTGTTTTGGGATACCCAACTGGAGGTTCAGTTGCAACCGAAAGAATATCTGTAAACTTACAAAATGGTGCTACATATTTTAACCCAGCTGAAGGCAATACTGGAATAGGATTAGCAGTAGCTACCTCTTTATCTTCAAAATTACAAGTAAATGGAAGCGCTGCTATTGGTTATTCAGCAAGTACAACTGCACCTACAAACGGATTGGCGGTTAATGGTACTGCAAACTTTGGTAGTACTGGTACAACAACTATTCAAACGGTAATTAATAATGGTATAGTTATAACTGGAGCTTCAACAACTGGTACTCCAGTAGTTGCTTTAAATGCAACTGGTGCTGCAAATAATAATCAAAGTTTTGATTTTAGAGTTTCTGGTGCAACAAAATTTGCATTTGGTTATACTCAAGCAACTACTAATAGATTTTTTATATATAATGCAGTTACATTAAATGATGGAATTAGAATAGTAGAGTCGACAAATAACGTATCAATAGGAAATTTTAATGCACTATCAACACTAGAGGTAGGAGGTAATATGGCTATTGGGTTTTCTGGAGTCTCAGCGCCTACTAATGGATTATCAATTTCTGGTACAACTAATATAGGTACAAATACGTCAGTAACAACTGCAAAATTACAAGTATCTTCAACTACTCAAGGTTTTTTGCCACCAGTAATGACTACAACGCAAAAGAATGCGATTGTTTCACCGGCTACCGGATTAGTGGTATTTGATTCTACATTAGGTAAACTATGTGTATTTAGTGGTACATGGCAAACAATAACTTCAGTATAAATTTAAAAAATATAATATGAAAATTCAACCTATTCAAACATGGTTTAACGGCCAATTAGAAACTGCATCAAACTTTACATTAAGAAGCATTGCAGACGATTTTACAACAAATGCGGTACTTTATTATGAACTTCAAAAAGAGGTAGTAAGCGTAGAATCAGTAAGCTACGAAAATCTAGTTACTGCAACGCTAGAAATTAATGGTAAAGATTATCAAGAATGGTCAGCCACACCAGATGCTAACACTTATATTTATAATTGGGCTGCTAATAAGCTTAAATTAACTTTAATTGCTTAAATTTGTATAAAAATTAAAATTATGTTACAACTTAACGAAACACACCTAACAGACTTAAAGGCATTTATTAACAAGATTCCTACGGAATTTGGCCTCCCTTTATTAACTTTTTTCAGTCAGCTTGAGCAAGAGCAAAAGCCTAAAGAAGAGCCTAAAAACGAAGACTAAAAATGACTCAAGATAGCAGCCAAGCCCTAATTAATACCGGCGTATCAATGACCGCCGCGACATTGTCAGTAACCCAAGCGCAACCTTTTGTGACTCTTATGGCTGGCTTGGTTGCTATTGTTTCTGGTTTTATGGCAATACGTTATTACTACAACGCCACAAAGAAAATAAAATGAAATTCTTAAATAGTATTTATGGGTCATGGCTTAAGCTTGTCTTAACGGCAATACTTACCATGATTATAAGTAAGGGAAATATTTACGAGGTAACGCTTGAAGAGTGTATAAGTGCCGCCGTAATATCTATTTTACCTATTATCATTAACTGGCTTAATCCACACGACACACGTTATGGGAAATAAAACTAAATTGTTTTTAATTTACCTAGCTATACTTTTAGCCGTATTAATTACCGCTTGTAACCCATTACATAAGGCCGAGCGTTTAGTTTTAAACAATAGAGACGCTAGCAATAGAGTCTTTAACACCTTGGCCCTAGAGCGTCCATGCGCTAACGATACCACAATTGTAACCCTTAGCGATACCACGATATTACAAGACACCATTGTACACTACAAACGTGACACGATAAACAATGTAATTACCTTAACTGAGAAAGGTAAGACCATTGTTAAAACTATTAAGGTAGTAGACATTAAAACTGCTTATGTGCAAGATACTCGCATGGTAGGGATTCTTGCTGATTCGGTGCGATTCTACAAGGTATTATATCAAACAGAAAATAAGTACAAGCAAAAGGCCGAGAGCCGATTTTGGTGGCTTATAATTGGAGTAGCAGCTATATTCATTTTAAAGCGTTATTTATGGTCATTTCTCAACACCTTGTCTTAGCCGAACTTATTAGGTCCGAAAGCGCTAAGCGTAACGGCATTAATAATATGCCGACACCAGAACACATTGAAAACTTAAAGGCCTTGGCCGAAAATATCTTTGAGCCTATCCGTATTGAGTTTAGAGTTCCGATATATATAAGCAGCGCTTATAGGTCCGCAGCACTTAATAAACTAATAGGAGGCGTAAAAAATAGCCAGCATAATTTTGGCGAAGCGATTGATATTGATATGGATGGCCACTCGCACGATATTACCAATAAAGATATATTCGACTTCATTGTAGCTAAGCTACCATTTGACCAAGTAATTAACGAGTTTAATTATTCTTGGGTCCACGTAAGCTATAAAAAAAACGGCCCACAAAGACACCAAGTCTTGCGAGCCGTTAAGAATAATAGTGGGGGAACTATTTACCAATAGAATGTGATATTGTAGCATGATTTCTACCTAAGTACCTAGCTATTTCAATAGGTCTAAACCCATTTAAATAAGCATTTTTTACATAAATATCGCGTGCGTCTACAACTTCTTGTAATCGTCTACGTTGACTTATATATTTAAAAGACGTATTATTATCTAAGAAATATTTTTCGCTCCATATTTCAAGTGTAATCTTTGGCTTTTTTGCTCTGGTTAATACTCTGTCAATATGAATAACTTTTTCTATTATCTTAGGCTCAAGTCTAGGCTCAAGCATTGCCTCAATTCTTTTTAAAGCGTGGTCATTACAACCAGTATAAAGCTTAATGTATTTAAGAATTTCCTTCATTGTTAATTTTTACTTCGTCAAATAATCCGATTATTTCACTTATGTTTATCCACTTTATAAAAGTCTCAAAACTTTTTTCATCGTTTTGCAAAAGGTGCGTTAGCTGACCTACTAACTTAACTTTTTCAATAATAGTAAGGTCTTGCCATTGTTGGTGATTTGCCATGGTTATTGGTTTTTTAATTTTGAAATAATACTAGCGATTAAAAATAATGTAATTGCTAGCGGAAATGATATGAACGTAAAAAATAATAGTTCATAAATAAAAATAAAATACTTGCTCATAAGTTTTGCATTATAGCGGTTACTAAAAATGCAAATAGTACAATGATAAAAGCATACATAGGATTTATGCTTTCTTGAGCGTAATGCTCATTTGCTTTTTGTTGTGGTGTTTTTAAACGATTCATGTTATTGGTTATTGGTTTATAAATATTTAATAATTTTTGGTAGTGTTTCATAACTTCCGCCATCTTGTGTATGAAATTGTGATGAAAAAGATAAATCATGAATTAAACCAGTATTATAGTTATAATGTACGTCAACAACTTCTCCAGCAAATATACCTTCAGTACAAGTATAAATGTCGTGATGAATCATGCAATCATCATGCTTTAAAGATTTTGTTGATAAATAGCATTCAAAACCTTTTGAATATAAAAGATTTGTAATGTTGTTAAGATTCATTTTACAAGATAAGGTTGCATTTTTCATAACGTTATTTTTTTTGGTTTGTTTGATGAATCAAAGATATAAGTATTTTATTAATAAAAAAATATTTTTATTATATTTTTTTAAAATAATTTTAACCTACTATAAATCAAGCAGTTACAACCTAAAATAATTTCTTAAAATGACTTAAAGTAAAGTCTTTTTTGTTTTGGACCATGCTATAAATGCGGTCTTCTATGCCACCGGTGGTGAATATCCAGTAAACTTTTGACGCTTCGGTGCGGTCTTTTGTTTGCATTCTGGCTCTACTTTGCCAATAACTAACGGCGCTAAAGTCTATATTATACATAACAAGCGCATCGGCGGTGCTTAAGTTTATACCCTCCCGGCCGCTTTGTATCTGGCTTATAAAGACTGCGTCGCCAGATGCCTCGTTAAAAGCCATTGGGTCCTCAATAATACGCCCTACAAAGTCAACCCTTAGCTGCATACCTTCGGCAATATACTTATAAAATATGGCTATCTTTTGGCCTTTAAAACGTTCTTTAATAAACTTGGCTTTTGTATCGTCAAACATGATAGCGTTGCCGTCCTCGGTCTTTACGGACCCACTACATATTTGGTGTATCTTTTGCATTTCTTTAACTGAGGTATCGGCTAAAACTACGGCTCCGTCTTTGGTTTTAAATAGCTTATCCTTCTTAATCTTATCTACGGCCCATTTAATTTTATCCGACATAGGTACGTATAAAATAACCTCTTCAACCAAAGATTCAAAACCGGCCTCTTCTTGCGTATATGTCAATAATAAGTGTTGTATTTCGGTCTGGATTCTTTCTTGTTTAACATGAGTATAATCTGGCACTTGCATATTGTATAAGAACTTTGTCTTAGGTATTCCATACTCTTTATGCCATCCGTAAAAGTTTTTAAATTCTTTAAAAGGGCTAAAGCTACTCACATAAAATTGGTGGTAAAATTGAGAGTATGTTTCCGGTGATGGTGTGCCGCTTAAATATATTACCGGCTTACCTATGCAAATAGTTTTTAAGTCAGTTACACGATTACTTGGCTTTGGGAATTGACCTAAAGCATGAGCCTCGTCTACTATAATTAAATCGTAATTATGTGTTATCTTATGTAAGCTTTCGTAGTTTATAACAAGTAAATCATATAAACAATTGGACTGCTTAAAGTCATCTTCAATGCTGCTTATAGCTTTTTTCTTAGTTACAAATAAAACTTTCTTAGCACCATATAAACTAGCAATGTGCAAGCTGGTGATTGTCTTACCAGTACGTACTTGCATCGCTAAATATACTAGCTTAAATTCCTTAAGTATATTTATGGCTTGCTCCGCTATGTCTATTTGGTATTGTCTTAACTGCATATTAAATGATTCAAAAAGTCAAGTTATTGACTTGCTTTTTTATAACGTGTGTCAATTTATAGCTTTACTTATCCGTATTTATACGCAAATTGATACGATAAAAGATAAGGCCGGCATTCCCGTAATTACTATAAACTTCCTACCGGCCTTTTGCCAAATCATATTTAATTGGTCAATGGCAATCCAATTCTATATTAAGCCATCTTGTAGCGGCTCATCTTCTTTTTGGTCTACACGTCGGTAGCCCTCTTTCCAGAGTATGCGAGTAAGCATAACCGAGTTTTTAACTATGGTAGCTTCGGAGTTCCGAGGATATAGTAAATGTAATATTTCATGAATTAATATTTCAAGGTGCTTTTTTCCTTTAAGTCGTTCGTCTATTTCTATAACGCCGTCGCTACTAGCAAGGCCATGCGCTTGCTCGCGTCCAAGTTTACGATATATAATTTTTATCTTAAGCATCTTTCTTTAAATCTATTTCATCAAGCCTATCCAGTTCATCACTTGGAGTAAATATTACTTGACCGCCACGCACCTTAGCTAAGTATCTTCTTATTTCTAATTCTATGCCATGCACCTCGGCAAGCTTATTTGTAAGCCACGTTTCTTGTTCCGATAATTTCATTTTGTTAAATAACTTTGGTAGTTTCATACTCTAGTTTTATAAGTAGGTCAATATAATGCCTAGCTTTTTTTAAATCTTCGATGCCGTTTTTATTTTTATGTCTACAAACATACTTAATAATGTTTCCTTCAATAAAAGGAATACTATTAGTGTGTATAAATTCGGTAGGCTGAATTTTATATATTGTATAATGGTCGCCTCCTACTTGTCCGTCTTGCGGTGATACTTTCCACACGTCTTGCATTTGTAAATTAATTTTATTGTTCCGCTTGCTAATATTTGTCTACTATGTTTTAGTAAATCATCTGAGCCACACTCTGGACAAGTACCTTTATACTCACCAAACACAACGCCAAAGTGCGTCTTAGCTGGTATATGATTATTTAAAATCTTATGAACTTTCTCTAAAAGTATTACGTCCATAATACAATACTTAACCATTTTAGCAAGTGCAACCTTATCATTTTTTAAAGCAATATCTTTCCATAAATCAAATTCAGTTTTAATCTTTTGTCCAATACCTAAATATTGCGCAATATAATTAAGCTTATTACTATTAAATTTAAACTTACTACGTGCAACTTTTAAAGTATCAATCGTTGTATAACTGGGGAACATATCTATTCCGTGAAATAAACAACGAGTGCGGACCCAAGCAAGGTCAAACTTATCGCCGTTGTGTCCAATCGTTTCGTCGGCGGTGTTAAGTACTTTAATAAATTCAGTAAGCATTTTTTTGTCATTCTGTTTACTATCCCAAGTAAGTGAGTGAGTTTCTTTTTCATCCTCCCACTTATAACAGATGCAAATAATTGCACGCTCTTTAATAATATTTTGCGGACCAATGTTAAGCTTATACCCACTTTGCCAAAAGAAACCGATATTCGCTGAGGTTTCAATGTCAAAGTATAATCGTTTTCTTTTGGTTGTCATGGCGCTAAGTTAATTACTTTTTATGAGAAAGTTGATAACTAAATTCTTTTGGCTTGTCTCCTTCATGTTCAGCGTGCCATAATTGTTGGACCGCTTGGAATAAGGACCATTGCTTCGTAGTGTCAATTTCGGTAACCATTTGCCATCCTTTACCTTGCACGTCGCCTTTTTTACCGCTTGTCCTTGTTTTAGAGTTAAGCCATAAAATAGCCACTCCGTCAACTTTTGGTAAGCTGGATGATAGCTTAGATGCACATTTCATATATAGTTCACGATAAGCCGCCAATTGCAGCCAGTAGCTATTATAGATGCCGTTACTTGTTTTAATGTCAAGTACGTAGGTTTTGCCATCTATTGTGCAAATGCGGTCAATGGTTCCAGCAAAGCCTAGGCCACCGCCTATGAATGTTTGCTCAATCAAATGGTGTTCTGGCTTATGGTTAACGCTAAATTCAACGTAACGCTCAAACATTGACCATTCGTCCAATGAGTATTTTGGCTTGCCAGATTCGTCTAGTAATGTGCATTCTATGCCATTGTCGTAATCTTCAGTTAATTGGTGAACGGCACTACCACGCTTGCCGGCTGCGTCTCTTATTTCGTCGGCCTTATTGCCTACCTCTTTCATCCACATAATAAGTTGCGCTGGCTTTGGGTATGCCTCAAGTAAAGTAGTGGCACTTGGAAAATAGTTGCCGTCTTCGTCAGTATAAAAACGGCCGTCCTTAAAAGTAAGTTGGTTTGATTGTAGGTTTTTGATTAACATATAATTTCTTTTATGGTGATTTCGTCAGCTTTTTCCTTGCCTCCAGCTGCAATTAATTTTGTTGCAAATTCGTCGGCTAATTCTAAAGTTGAAAATCCTTTAATAAATTTAGTGTCTATGTAAACAAAGTATCTGTCTTCATTAAAAATTAAATCTGTTTGTTTTGTGATTTTTACTACTGGCATAAAAAGTTTTTATTGGTTTAAAAAGTGTGGCTCTTTGTCCGGAAGCCACAAACCGGTAACCAATAATCATCCAACTAAAATGGTGTTTCGTCGTCGTCATGCGGCGCCGTTGATAAATCTTTTAAGACCTCTTCAAATAAGTTAATGGCCATATTCTCAAGAAAAATCATCATGTCTGAGTCATCCCATTGCTCTTTACCTTTTACCTTAATTTTAACCATTTGAGGTAATCCTTTAGGGTCATCTTTAGTATAGTATGGAGCTATTTTTTCGCCGTCTTGATATAGTGTAATACCAGTAATAGTTTTAGTAGGGTCAATCTTATCCTTCATGGCCCATGGCATAAACCTAAGTTCTTTGTCTAAGTCAATATTAGGCAAAGCTTTTAAGAAACTAGATGCGTAACGACTTGAATAAGGTAAGCTAATAACATAGTAATCGCCTTGGTCTTGGAATCTTACTTGCCATTGCTTGCCGTAATCATTCTCACGCGTAGTAATGTTATCTAGCTTTGCGGTTAAGTCTTTAAACTTTTCCTCAAAGACTAGCTTGCCGGTTTTTGTTAAGCGCTCCGATGTGCGCTCGGTTGGTTGTTTGTGTTGGCGTACTAAGTTGCCATCCGCAACACTGAGGTAAATTGTGTTAACACCTCCTAAATTTGATAAAGCCATAATATAAAATGTAGTTTGTTTTGACTACAAGGACAAAGCTAAAGTATTTATTTTGAATAAAAAAACTTTTTTTTTAAATTTATTTTATCTATGTTTGCAGCAAATCAAAAAATATTATGAAAAAAGAAACACGCGGCCGTAAGGCGCTACCAGTAAACGAGAAAAAAAAGCCATTATATATAATGGTAAAACAAAAGTTTATTAAAGAAATTCATCCAAAACTTAAAGAACTTGAGAGAGAGTATTCTACAAAGTAAAGTAATCCGTCACTTTGAGTTACTCGGTTGGTATGTTGTAAAGATAATACAATGCAACAAAAACGGAATGCCAGACCTTATGCTGCTTAAAGATGGTAAAACATTCTTTATAGAATGTAAGGCCGAGAAAGGTAGGCTTAGTGAACTGCAAAAATACCGGCATGAGCAACTACAAGAATTAGGATTTGAGGTAAGAACAATTTATAAAATGCAAGAAATTTAACCAATGATTAAAGCAGCCAACTATTACAAAAAGCAAGGATTCTCTGTTATACCAATCGGAGAAAACAAACGCGCCGTTTTTCCTTGGACAGAGTTCCAGACGTCAATCATGGACGATGCAACTATTAAGGCCCAGTTTACAAATGAACGTTGTAAGAATATCGCCATTATCGGAGGCGGTGTTTCTGGAGGTTTAGAAATTATAGACGTAGACCTTAAGTACGATGTAAGCGGTAACCTATGGGAACGTCTTAAAGAATCCCTTACCGACCTTATGCCATTACTATATGTAGTACGTACTAAGTCCGGAGGTTACCATCTTTACTATCGTTGCGAGCTGGTTGAGGGTAACCAAAAGCTTGCTATGCGTCACGCTACAAAAGAAGAGTTAATAGATACACCACACGCCAAAGAAATAGTTTTAATAGAAACTAGAGGCGAGAGAGGTTATGTACTGGCTCCACCAAGTGATGGTTATACAAAGGAAAAAGAGTTTGTTATTAATACAATAACCTTAGAGCAACGAGACTCAATCTTATCTATATGCCGTTCATTTAATGAGGTAATAAAAGAAATAAGAACGCAAATAGTATCAGACTCCGAAGCCTATGCGACTACGCCGTGGGACGACTATAATTCTAAGTGTGACGTTGTAGCATTACTAGAGTCTAATGGTTGGACTTGGATTGAGACTAGAGGTGAGCGAGACTTTCTTAAACGTCCGGGCAAGACGGACTCACACATAAGCGCTGACTATCATAAAGGCCTTGGATTATTTAAAGTATTTAGCACCTCGACTCAGTTTGAGACCGGACGAGGTTATAAACCTTTTGCCATCTATGCCACGCTTGAACATAACGGAAACTTTAGCGAAGCTGCTAAGCAACTTATTAAAGACGGCTACGGCGAAGGACGTAACAAAGTTAGTGTTAACATTAAAAAAGACTATTTAATTAAAAAAGACGAAGGTGTAGACTCAGAAAATATCGCAGCTTTTATAAGCCAAAAGCATAAGCTTGATATTAACAGAGCCAATCAATTAGTGTCAGACCTTGACAACGATAGTGATACCGAACTAAATACATTTTGGTCCGTAGCTAGAGGCGTTATTACAATTGATAGGTATAAGTTAATAAACCTACTAAGTAGTGAGGGTGGGTTTTATCTTTACTATTATGACAAGAAGCTAAACTATCAACTTGTAAGAATAGTAGATAACTTTGTTAGCGAGACAAACATGGAGCAAATTAAAAAGTTTTTAATTAACTACATAGACTCTATTCCTTACGATAACTTTGACGGAATTAATAAAAACCGACTACGTGAAATAATATACAAGGGAGCCGACGCTTACTTTAATAAAGGTCTATTTGAGTTTATGACTAATATAGAGTTAAAACTTCTTAAGCATACTAAAGACTCGGCTTACTATCCATTTCTTAACGGAGTAGTACACGTAACAAAGAATAAAAAAGAGTTACTTAAATATGGTGCTATTAATATGCACGTATGGCGAGAGCAAGTTATACCTTACGAAATTAATATAGACCAAGACTTAGACCTTAGCAACGTAGCATATCTTAAGTTTATACAAAAGATTAGCAACGACGAGGCCGCACGTACTGATTATACTAAAGCGCTTATTGGTTATCTTTTACATACTTATAAGGACCCGACTAAGTCTTTTGCTATTATATTAGCTGAAGAGACCGAAGATGAATCCGAAGGCGGCGGCGCTGGTAAAGGTTTATTCTTTAAAGCAATAGGAAAGCTTATAAACTTAGTGTCGATTGATGGTAAAAACTTTAAGCTTGACAAGTCTTTTGCATTCCAAAGAGTTGAGTTGTCAACCCAATTAATAGTCATTGAAGATTGCCGTAAGAACGTAGACTTTGAAGGTTTTTATTCTAAGATTACTGAAGGCGTAACCATTGAAAAAAAGAACAAAGACGAAATATATATAGGTTATGAAGATGCGCCAAAGTTTGGTTTTACCACAAACTATACTATTAACTACTCCGGTGGCCATGGTAAGCGTAGGGTTAAGGTCCTTGAGTTTAGTAACTTTTTTAACCATAATAACACACCTTTAGATTTCTTTGGTGGCAAGGCCATGTTTAGCACCGACTGGGACCGAGACGAATGGAACCGATTTTATAACTTTATGATTGACTCGGTGCAAAACTATCTTTTAAACGGAATACCTAAAATAGATAATAGTCAAACTATCAATCGTAAGAATATTAAGCTTAACTTTGGCGAAGACTTTTTAGAATACTTTGAACTTATAGAGTTTGAAAAGTGGATTGAGTTTGGCAATGAGTACTTAAACTTTTTAAATACTAACGATTTAGAGAAAAAAGATTATAGCCAGATAAAGTTTAAAAAAGGTCTTAAGGTAGCTGCGGATATATTTAACATAAATCTTGAAACAAGACGTAATAATCAAAATAATAACAAAAATGAATTTAAAATTTCTATTAGAATTTGACAAATGGATTAAGAAAAACCCTAAAGGTGGCATTTTCATACACGATTTACTTAATTTGAAAGTTTCCATACGCGATTTGAAAAGTCATAACTAATTGATAACCAATAGGCGCTACTCAATATACTCGATTTACTTAATTTATTTAACTTTTAGGGGGGGGGGGGGGTAAAATAAAAAAAAAGAAGAGGGTATAGATAAAACACTAAAAAAACGAGTAAATTAAGTATATTGCGTAACAACCATTGAAAATGAACAAGTTAGATAAAAATAAAATAATAGAGTTTTTGTATAATCACGTCGACATTAACCGACTTATTAATTCTGTGGACCCGGAACACGTTAGAGACGATTTAAGACAAGAAACATTCCTAGCGTTACTATCTATGCCGGATGACAAAATAAGCGAAATTTGGGCCTCTAATGGCCTTGTAGGGTTTACTATAAAGATTATTACTAACATGGCATTTTCTAGCACGTCACCATTTTATAAGAAGTTTAGGAAAAATGACTATCAAAAAGCTTTAGAATATTACCGGAGTCAACAAAAACTACCGGAACTTAACCTTAACTTTGCTAATATTGCTAATAAACGCTTGGCTATGAAATACCATGAAGACGAATTGCAAGCACACGAAGCCATATTGTTTACCAAATATGTTGAATTAAGAAGCTGCAAAAAGGTAGCCGACTTTTATACCATACCAGAAAAACACGTTAAAGACATAATCCGTAAAACAAAACTTGAACTAAAGAATATTTGCTTAAATAATAAAAATTAAACTTATGATTGAAACAAATTCTATTCATCAAGGATGGGAATGTCCTAAATGCAATAGGGTATATTCTCCAACAATAATTATGTGTATTCATTGTCCTACTAGAAAAGTAACAACTAATGGAACTAGTAGTATTTCTTTTACACATTCATTTTCATCTAATATACCAAGTCCAACAAACAAAACTAAATGCAGTATATGTGGATTAGAAAAATGGCAGCACCCTAATATTTCAAATACATAAAATAAAATATGTTACAATTTTATATAAAAAAGTAACAAAATAAAAAACAACTTATGATTACTATTTCACTAGCAGCTTTCTTTTTTGCCTATTACTTTGTGGAAGTGGCCAAAATAGTTTACGTTATAAAAAAGGTATGGAAAATTCCTTTTGACAAAAGAATGAAGCCGTTTGACTGCGTTACTTGCTTAAGCGTTTGGATGGCAGTCTTATTTTATTTTATGCCGTTTGAGGTCGTACAATTTATTTGTATTATATTTGGGGCTGGATTCATTGGACAAAAAATTAAATAATATGACACCAGTAATACTACCGCTACTTTGCCACAACGATAATACAATTTTATTTGATGAACTTGGCATAGATTACAACTACGAGAATTTAACGAGCGTTGAGTTTATGTTTTTTAATATTGACTATGCTTGTAGCAATATCAAAAACAATAGAGAGTTTACAGAAATTGTCAGCACTGGCGAAAGCTTTGTCGTTGACTTAAGCTGGGATGAATTTAAAAAATTGTTTAAATGATACAAGTATTAGGCATAACCCAAAAAGGTAGTGGCTGCGGATGGCATAGAGTCACAATGCCGCTTGCGTATATGGATGATGCTTATAACCATGTTACTAATGTACCTAGCAAAGAAATACTAGAAGAGCGACGATTTGATATATTGTTATACAATAGGTTTAGTCCTTTTGATAATGCTTGGGATGAAACTAAGCAGCACTTTAAAGTTGTTTTAGACTTAGACGATGACTGGGAGTTACCATATAGCCACCCACTTTATCCATTTTATGAAGCGCAAAAAAATCGTTTATTAATTAACTTGCTTAACGCGGACCTTGTTACTTGCACTAACGAGCGCATTGCAGACAAAGTAAGTAAGTACTGCAAGAATATTTTAATACTACCTAATTGCATACCACTAGGAGAGCAACAATACACCGACCATAGACACGAAAGCGATTTAGTTCGTATATTCTGGGCCGGAGGTAGCACACACCTAGAAGATATAAGGCTACTTGCTAATCCTTTAAAAAGGTTAACTGCGTCTAAAGGTTTTGAAATGATATTAGGTGGGTACACCGATAGCGACCCAGTAAGTAAAGCTTATTGGGACCAAGTGCATAGTATGTTTACCTTTGGTGGAAAGTTTCCTAATAGAAAACTTGCAAGCACTTTGCCCAATAATTATATGAGCCATTTTGAGCACGCCGACATAATGCTTATTCCTTTGCAAGAAAGCGATTGGCACGCGTGTAAAAGCAATCTAAAGATACTAGAGGCTGCAAGCAAACGCATAGCGGTAATATGTAGCCACGTCGAACCATATAGCAAAGATAGCGACGCACCGGTGCTTTGGGTAAAGACTCAAAGCGACTGGTATAAACATATAAACTATTTATTAAACAATCCACTAGAAAGGATAAAGCTAGGTGAAGACCTTTACGAGTGGGCAAAAACAAAGTACAACTATGAGTCAATCGGAGCAACTAGACGCGAAGCATTTGGAAACCTTGTTAAAGCATAAACACTTCTACGATTTGTTTATTGTTTCTGGCGAGTTAGTAGCATTTACTAACGAAATACAAAACGAACTATTAGAGGTCATGCGCACACGTGATGCATACTATACGTATAACAACCGCTGCGGTGCTTGTATCGGAACCTTTTTAACTAACGTATATAAAACATTCAATGAGCAACTTCATTCATAAGACGGCCATAGTAGGGCCAAACGTAACACTTGGAGACAATGTTTATATTGGTCCTTATTGCGTAATAGGCGAACCAGCCGAACATAAGCTATTTTGGAACGCACCACTAGGCCAAGTGGTAATAGGCGACGACTGCGTAATAACTGGCCATGTAACTATCGACGCTGGTACTACTGAAGTGACAACCATTGGCGCTGGTACATGGATGCTAAAGCATAGTCACGTCGGACACGATTGTAAAATAGGTACTAATGTAACTATAAGCTGCGGCGCAAAGATAGGTGGCCACACACGTATTGGCAACCATTGTAATATAGGACTTAACGCAGTCATTCACCAAAAGCAAGTAATAGCTCCGGGCTGCATGATTGGTATGGGTGCCGTTATTACACGTAAGCTTTATACAACACATTCCACAAAGTATGCTGGGAATCCAGCTAAAGAAATAGGAAAAAATATAATATAATGAAAGTACTAATTGCCGGCTTAGTATATGGAGAAAGGCCAATAGACGCTTTGGTAAATAACCTAGCAAACTTAAATTATGAGGATGCTACCTTTTATGCTATAAATAAAGAAGGTATAGCAAACGCTATGAATGAAGCTATTGACATTGCTTTAATGGATGGCTTCGATGCGATTGCTTATTTAGCAAACGATATAATTGAGCCAGACAATTGGCTTAACAAAAAGGTAGAAGCTTTAAAAACTTATCCTAAAGCTGGCATTGTGGCAAGTAGTTTAGATAGGGTAAGAATTGGCATTAATAGTGAACACATTATAAGCAACTGGTTATTAAGTATGGACGTAGTTAATACAATAGGTATCTTCAATGAGTCAATGTTTCCGTATGGACCTATTGACTTAGACTATTGCGAGAGGGCCAACCTAGCTGGATTTAATACTTACTATGTGAAAGATTGTCTTGCCGAACATTTAGGAGGTCATGCTAGCGGTAACGAGTATGGCTACGACAAGGCCGAATTATTACAAAAGAATTGGTCTAAACATGAAGCGGATATAAAAGGCTATCGTGAAGGCACTAAAGATATAACAATATGGATGTAAGAGAAAGCGTAACAAGAAAGTTTAAAGACATAGACGAAGACAAACTAATGGAGTTGGCCTTTGCCTATTGCGACAATTGTATGATGGGACAAAAGCAAGTTGCTACCGGTAGCGGTAAGATAGTAGAAATACGCGACCGCTTTGTGCCGACAATAGATTACTTTTTAGACCATTGGCTTAGAAAGCATGACTTTGAATTTTATACAAGAATGGGTCTTTGGAAAATTAGACAAGACCAGACACACCCTTATCATGAGGTGGCAAACAGAATAGTTACAATGTTTAAATCATTAGCTATTGATATTGTTGCTAACGAAGGTAAAGCTATTTTCTATGCTAAGAATGCATTAGGAATGACCGATAGGGCCATGACTGAGAATACAAACATAGACACCATCACAATCAAGTATGAATCTTGATATAAAGCTATGTAAGCCGCACCCAGCACAAAAGCAAGTCTTGGACTCCGACGCTCGTTTTAGGGTTATGATGTGTGGGCGTAGGTTTGGTAAGTCATTAATTAGTCAAAACATATCTATTGAGACGGGCCTACAAAGAAAGCACGTAGCCTATATAACACCTACTTACCAATTAGGTAAGATGTTTTTTAAGGAAATATGTAAGCTTTTGCCAGATAAGGTTTATAAAAAGAACGAGACCGATTTACTTATCGACTTTGTTACTGGTGGCTCTGTAAGGTTTTATACCGGAGAGCGTTTAGATGCTATGCGTGGAACCAAATACCATTTAGTTATTATAGATGAGGCCTCGTACATACCTAATTTAGAAGAGGGATGGAATAATAGTATAAGGCCAACACTTACCGACTTTAAAGGTAAGGCAATATTCTTAAGCACGCCACGTGGCAAAAACTATTTTTATAGCTTATTCATGCGTGGCGGTGAGCCTAACTGGGAGTCTTTTAAGTTTACTACTTACGATAACCCACATATAGACCCTACGGAAGTTGACGCAGCTGCGGCCCAATTGCCATCGGTAGTATTTAAGCAAGAATACCTTGCAGACCCTATGGAGAATGCAGCCAACCCTTTTGGCTCCGAGTTTATCTATGCTTGCACTAAAGAGACTAAAGGCGTAGCGGCTTACTATGGTATTGACTTAGCTAAGTCGGTCGATTGGTCCGTTATAATTGGTATGGACAAGCAAGGTAATGTCGTGCATTTTGAAAGGTTCCAAAAAGACTGGATGCAAACTAAAGAGACAATATTAAGGTTGCCAAAGAACATACCGATAGTAATTGACTCAACTGGCGTAGGAGACGCCATAGTAGAAGACCTACAAAAAAAGTTTAACAAAATGTATGGGTTTAAGTTTACGGCTACAAGCAAGCAGCAACTACTTGAGTCATTAAGTAGCGCTATACAGACTAAAAGCATTAGCTATCCAGATGGACCGATTAAACAAGAACTAGAAGTGTTTGAATATACCTTTACACCAACTGGTGTAAGATACTCGGCACCACAAGGATTCCACGACGACTGCGTTATTGCTTTGGCTTTGGCTAACAAGTGCCGTATTGAGCACAAAGAGGTAGGCAAGTACCACGTTATTTAAAAACTATATTTATAATAGTATGAAGCTAACAATTGAGAAATTCCAAAAACTGCAAGACTTATCAATACTTGAGGAAAGCGAACAAGATAAGTCAAGCCGTATTATTCAAATACTCTTAGATAAAACTATGGAGCAAGTGGATAAAATGCCGGAAAAGAAGTTTAATAAGCTTTGCTTAAGTATTAAAAACTTATTTGAATTAGAGGTTGAGAATGCAGTAACAAGTAAGCCGCAAAGATTAATTAAAGCAAATGGCAATTGGTATAGATTAAACTTTGAAATTAAAAGGCCTTTTAATGCTGGTAGGTATATAGAGGTCTTGACATTTAGTAAAGGCAATCCAATAGTTGATATGCACAATATCCTAGCTAGTATTTGCACACCTTTAAAATGGAGTTGGAAAAGGTTTAAATTAATCAACCAACCATACGATGCGCTAAGCCACGAAAAATATGCAGACGATTTCAAGCAAGCAGACTTTAAACATGGTTATCATGCTATGGTTTTTTTTTGCATACTATTAACCAATTTAACGAGCAATACAAGGGCTTATTCGGCTCAAGAAGTAATGAGGATAATGAGCAATCAAAAGAGGTTAAGAGTATTGAAGAGAAATTTCAAGAAGATTTTGGATGGGTTTACAACGCATCAAAAGTAGCAGACTTTGAGAGAATACCACTAGACTTGGTATACGATTTGCCGGTAATACAATTTTTAAACGATTTGAGCTATTTAAAACAAAAACTAAGTGTAGATGAGTATCAACATAAGCAGCGCACAAAAGAAGGCACTTAGCGAAGGTTTTGACTTTGGCGGTGAGGACCTATCACAATTTGGAGTAATAAGTAATGTATTAGAGCAATATGGCAACTTGTTTCTTGAGAATATAGACAAGTATGCAGACGAATTAAGTGTTACCAGTAGTGGTAGCTTACTTAAGTCTATGAGTGCTGAAATCAAAGACTCTAATAACATTAAGTCATTCACACTCAAGCTTTTAGATTATTACGATTATCCAAACGAAGGAGTAAAAGGTGTTGATAGTAGCAATAACGCTCCCGACTCACCATATCAATACAAAAACTACGGAATGCCACCGGAGGCCCTAAGTAGCTTAAAAAAATACATACTTAGTGGAAAAGCTAAAATTGCTAGTGTTAAAAATGACAAAGCACTAGGAATTGGACAAGAAAAGAAAGGATTAAAGCAAAGAGACAAAAAAGCACTTATAGAACGTCAAGTGTTGACTATGGCTTATTTGATTAAAAAATATGGTATTAAAGCAACGCACTATTTTGACCTAGCTTTTGAAGATACGTTTAAAGATTTTGACGACGTAATGACAGAGGCGCTTGGTGAGGATGTGCAAATAACAATAGACTTAATGAGCAAGAAATATGGCAATAACTAATTTAGCTTACCCAAGTGGTAGCCCATCGTTACAAGATAGCTTGTGGCACATTTTTGATAGCAACATTACAAGCACCGACTTAAAATATGTCGTTGATTTGTTCGTAGGCGGAGTGCAACAAGTAAGAGTTAAAATATATCCAGAGCCACTAAGTGGATTAGGTTATTTTGATGCTGGACCTATTGTTCGTAATACTATTACTTATCAATGGTTTACACCTAAAGAAGAGTTATTAGTTTGTGAGCCAAACGTAAGCGGTGAAGTAGCGCAAACTTACCAATATAGAATAGGTGATGAAGCAAGCGGTATAACTAATTTAAATTTAGCTAGTGGTAATGTTACGGCTTATAATTGGACGGCTCCAGTATTTAAAAGAAAGGTAAGTGATATTAGCACTTATAACGGAAAAGCATTTACTAATAGACCTAGCACAATTGATTTAAATTTAACAGATAATTTATACATAGGAGCTAAGCAAGTAAGCGGCGTAACTATTGCGACTTATAATGAAAGCAACACATTAATAACCAGCACTAATTTAACATTAACTACATTAAGACAATTTGTTCAATTAAACATTGGACCTAATGCTTTAAATACAACTTACGGAAGTAGTTTAATAAATAGCTCGGTTAAATATTATATGGTTACAATTGGAACAAGTATTTTTAGAGTTAATGTTTTATGCAATCCAAAATATGAAAGTAATAACTTACACTTTATTAATCATTTAGGAGTTTTTGATACCGCCGTATTTGATTTATCTAGTAGGTTAATGATGGACGTACAAAGAAAAGGTTTTGAAAAAAGGGATTATACCTATGGCGCAACGTCTGTTAATTACTTTGATGCTAATAAAAAATATGTTGATAGCAAAGTAAACTACTTAAATATTAAAGACCATAGTTATAAACTTACAATGAATGCGCCAACAGACGCTGACTACGAATGGCTTGCAGAATTAATAGACTCACCTCAAGTTTATTTTGAGTTAGATGGTTATTATTATCCAGTAAGCATTAAGAATAATAATTACGAGTATAGTAAATACATAAATAATAGACTTAGAGTTTTTGAGGTTGAAATTGATATTAACCAAACGCGTTATAGCCAATTAAGATAACATGACAAGAATTTTTATTGAAGGATACGAACTGGATTTAACGCAAGGCATAAGTAATCAAATTACTTATGCTATTGATGATTTGCATAACTTAGATAGTAAAAGTACAAGCTTTAGTAAAACAATTGTATTACCCGGAACTGCTAAAAATAATAAGCTTCTAGGTAATATCTTTGATTTTAATAATGCAAACTTTGATAATCCTTTAGAGCCTAACGTATTGCAAAACTTTAACGCAGCACGCAACGCCATTGCTCGTATTGAAGTAGACGGATTACAGATTATAAAAGGAGTTTTAAGACTACTTGAAATAATAAACTTAGACGATGCAATAGAATATGAGTGCGCAATATTTGGAGAATTAGGCGGATTTATTAACGCACTTGGAAATAAAAGATTAACTGGTAATGATAATCCTTTAGATGACTTAGACTTTAGTATTTATAACCATACTTATAGTTATGCTAATATTGTAAGTAGTTGGGACACGTCTGGTAGCACCGGTTATTGTTATCCACTTATTGATTATGGTAATGTTAGTACTGGAGCTTATGGTATTGCTAAAAAAGATTTTCAATACAATACATTTAAACCAGCTTTATTTGTAAGAGAATATTTAAATAAAATATTTAATGCTAGCGGATATACTTACGAATGTGCTTTATTTGATACTACAATTTTTAGAAATTTAGTTATACCATGTAATCAAAAGATAATTACAAAAGAAACAAGTAACGTTCTTAACTTAACTAAGTCAATAGGTCAGTCAATGAATACTGGTGGCACGCAAGACTTTATTAGTTATGAAACTAAAGTAGGTGCTTTATTTACTGCAAGTGCTGGTGATACTATATTTACTTATACTGGAACGCCAACATTAACAACAACTTTAAATATTGAAATACAAGGAGAATATAGTTTAAGTGTAAGACCTTTAACAATAGCAGTACTTAAAAATGGTACAATTATACCCGGCTCAAGTGTAACATATAATGGAAGCGATTTGCTTTATTATAATAAAACTTTGTCAGTATCACTAGCTACAAGTGACTCATTAAGAGTAAGGACAAGTCTAGTAATTAATGGGGGAGATTTTGTGCAAGTTAATGAAAGTACAATAAGTATAATTAATAGCGTTGCAACAACTGCGCCAATTGGACTAGGTGAAACAATGCTTATAAATAATACTATTCCGAGAGGTATTTTTCAAAAGGATTTTGTTACCTCTATTATGAAAATGTTTAACTTAATGATTGTAGAGGATAAATATAAAACTAATCATTTAATAATTAAACCTTATATAGACTTTTACGATGGTACTATTATTGATTGGTCCGACAAATTAGATAGGAGTAAACCTATTAAAATAAAACCTATGAGCGAAATAAACGCTCGATATTATAATTTTAAATTTAAGCAAGACAATGATTTCTACAATGAAGATTATACTAAGAAATTTAATGAGGGATATGGTGATAGGATATACGATAATGGTTTGGAATTTGCAAAAGATACTGAAAGCGTTGAAGTAATCTTTGCATCAAGTCCTTTATATGGTACAAATACAACAGATAAAGTTTTCCCAGCTATTTATAAGAAATCTAGCGAAAATACAAAAGAGGACCCAATGGACCATATTATACGTATACTACAAGTAAAGAAATTAAGTGGTGTTGCAAGTTGGTCTATTTATAATTTATTTACTAACTTAGGAAATAATACTAGTTATCTTTATGGTGGTCATTTAAACGACCCAATTACACCTAGCATAGATTTAAACTATGGGGCACCGCAGCAATTATTTTTTAATTTAACAAGTGGTAACTTAAGTAATAACTTATTTAATACTTACTACTCACCTTATATGTCGGAAATTACCGATAAAGATAGCCGTTTACTAACTGGCTTTTTTGATTTAAAACAACTTGATATTTATAATATAGACTTTGCTAAGTTTATTTATATAGATGGCGGATTATATAGAATAAGTAAAATAAGTGATTATAGCACCGAAGGTAATGAAACTACAAAAGTAGAGTTATTACGTGTAATTGATAAGTTTACTATTGTTATTGATGTAACGCCAAATTGGGTAAGTCAAGGATTTAATACTTGTAGCAGTTGTGCTAATTACTTAGTTTATAGAGACATTAATCCAAGTAGCCCTACTTATAATAACTATCAAGTTAATGGAGTTAATGTAGGTAATACGGCTCCAGCAAATGGAAATTGTGTTACTACTGGATTTTGGACAAGTCAATCTTATACTACTTGTATTGATTGTGCTAATTTAGACGTTCAAAGAGACACTAACGCTTGTAGCGCAACATATAATCAATATAGAGCTGGAGGCGTTGTATTAGGCCTTACCGCTCCAGCAAGTGGCCTTTGTAATGTAACACCTAATTTTGTTAGTCAATCTTATAATACTTGCGTTGATTGTGTTAATTATCTTGTTTATAGAGACACAACACCTTGTAGCCCTACTTATAATAATTATAGAGTTAATGGAGTTAATGTAGGCCTTACCGCTCCAGCAAATGGAAATTGCGTTACTACTGCTACTTGGACGAGTCAAGCTTATAATACTTGTATTGATTGTGTTAATTATTTAGTTTACAGAGACACTAATCCTTGTAGTGCTACTTTTAATAATTACCGAGTAAACGGAGTTAACGTAGGTAATACGGCTCCAGTAAATGGAAATTGCAATACTACTGCTACTTGGACAAGTCAAGCTTATAATACTTGCGTTGATTGTACTAATTATCTTGTTTATAGAGACACTAATCCTTGTAGTGCTACTTTTAATAATTATAAGGTTAACGATGTTAACGTAGGTAATACCGCACCAACAAACGGAAATTGTGTTACTACTGCAAGATGGGTAAGAGACGGCGATGAATTTTGTTTTAACTGCGTAGCTTATCAACCTCAAAGAGACACTAATCCTTGTAGTGCTACTTACAATACTACAAGAAATTTAAATCAAGGTGCATCTTCACCTTGCGTTTACGATGCTACTTGGACAAGTCAAGGTTATAATACGTGCGTAAGTTGTGTTAACTATTTAGTTTATAGAGATACAAATGCTTGTAGTGCTACTTATAATAACTACCGAGTAAACGGAGTTAACGTAGGTAATACGGCACCAGCAAACGGAAATTGTGTTACTACTGCTAATTGGGTTAATAATGGAGCTACATTTTGTTCTAGCTGCGTAGCTTATCAACCTCAAATAGATAATAACCCTTGTAGTGCAACTTACAATACTACAAGAAATGTAAACTTAGGCGCTGCGGCACCTTGTAATTATACCGCAAACTATGCAACAAATGTAGGAAATTTATATGTGTGCAATGTTCCAAATGGTGGCGTTAATACATACATAGTATATCAAAATACAAATGCTTGCTTTACTGGTAATCAATTCTATGCAAATGGTAATAGTTACGCAACTAATCCTAGTAATAGTTATCCAGATACTACACAAAATTGGGTTTCAAATGGTGCTAACTATTGCGTAGGTGTTGATTTATATCAACCTCAAAAACAAAATAATCCTTGCGCAGTTAATTACAATGGAGTAAGAGACCAATTAATACAAGCTAATTCTCCAACTTGTTCCGAAAGTTATACAATGAGTAATTGCTTAGGTGGTGGCGGCACTACATATAGCGCAACTTACGTATTAGGTAGCTTTAGTATTAATGAGCGAGTAACAAGTAGTGGAGTAACTTATGTTATTACTGGTACTACAACGCCAACTGCGGGTATATCAATAACAACTACTGGATTAACTGGATGTCCACAATATACCCAGTTTACCGATTTATGTACAAGTGCAACTTATTACATACTTGGAACTGGTTATAGCAGCGTTGGAACAAGTAGCGACATACCGGATGCGTGTTTGCAACCAACCGGCACAACGTCAACACCAACTGGAACCCAAATATATAATTTCACTAGCAACCCAAGTTGTGAGTGTGTATAAAAAATAAAAAATAATGGCAAAAAAGACAAAAGTAATAGGCGCAAAGATTGAAGTTGATACCTCGGGTGCCAGTAAATCTGTAAGTGAATTAGGAAAAGAATTAGGTAGCTTATCACCAGCTGCAAAAAAAGCTGGTGATGCTGCAAACCTTTTTAATAATGCTTTAAATATTATTAGGGCAAACCCAATAATTGCAGTAGTTACAACCCTTGTAGGAGTGGTAACAGCACTATTCCAGCCATTTAAAAAAATGGAGGGTGTAAGTGATGCGCTTGGTAAATCTTTTGGAATCTTAAGCGGTATATTTACTACGTTTATAACCAAAATACTTACTCCATTAATAGACGGATTTATACAATTTACCGAAGTTATTAATAATGGTTTAATAGGTGCGCTTGATGCGTTAGGTATTTCAAGTAAAGCAACAAGTGAACGCTTTGGAGAAATTACAGAGGCCCTAGATGACCTAGACGATGCGCAAAGAAATTCAGCTTTAGCAACTGCGGAATCAAATAGAAAATTACAAGAAGCTAGAGAAATTGCAGCGGATGCAAATAGACCAATAAAAGAAAGAGTTATAGCTTTAAAAGAAGCAGCAAGAATAGAAAAAGAAGAGACAGACAAAGTCATAGCTATTAATAAGCAAAGGGCTTCTTTATTATTAGAGCAACTTGCACTAGAACTTGGAGCACGTGAAAATGTTTTAAAAGTTATTAGAAGTGGAACTTTAGAGAATTTAAAGATAGCACGTGCCGAGTTAATGGGTATGAAAAACATTGACAAAGATAAGCTTGCGGCTATTGATGCACTTATTATTGCCGCTGAAGATGCCGGCGCACAAAGTGCTAAAATTGCAAAGCGCACGCAAGGTCAAGTTAATGCAATAGAAAAAGAAGGACAAGCAAAAGCACTAGAACAAAAAAATAAGGCATTTGAAGATAAGCTAAAGCTTATGGAGGCAAACGATAAGCTTGACATAGCAGCGCTTGATAAGCAAAAAGCTATTGCTTTAAATACTGCTAAGAGTGAGCAAGAAAAACTAGACATAGAGATTTTATATGCAAAAAAATCTTTTGATTTAAGAAATAAAGATTTACTAGATAAGCAAGGACTTTATAAAAAAGATAGCTTAGAATACAAAACATTGCAAGCAGAAATTATAAAGCTTGGCACAGAAAACATAGACAAGCAAACAGAGCTTGCGGATAAGCAAAAAGTAATAGATACTAAAATTACAGATGATAAAAAGAAAGCTTTAGAAGATAGATTAAAGTCTCAACAAGAATGGGACGCTTTTTATTATAAACAATTAGAAGATTTAAAAAAACTAGAGCAAGAAAGACAAGACTCAATTCTTGCAATCAATATAGCAATTAGTCAAAGCTGGATTAATTTAGGTACTAATATAGCTAATACTATTGGTAATCTTAATAGTGTATTTGCTGAAGGTAGCGACTTAGCTAAAGTATTTGGAATTGCTCAAGTTGCAATTTCTACGGCTGCAAGTATAGGCTCAATTTTACAAAGTGGCAGACAACAACAAGCGGAATATAACAAAGCTATTGCCGCTGGTAATGCTACAATTGGTATAGGTATTGCTAATGCTTTTATTCCGGGAATGCAAGGCTTAGCAGCTTCGCAAATATTATCTGGTAAAGCCGCGGTCGGTGCCGCAATGGTAGGAAAGGGAGTTTCTAAAGCTAATACAATAGCTCAAGCAGTTGGTGCCGGTGTATCTGGTGCGGCACAAATAGCAGCTATTTTAGCAGCTGGTAAAAGCAAAAGTGCGCCATCAACTGGAGGCGGAGGTGGTGCGGACGGAGGTAGTAGCGTAGTTGCAAGCGCTCCATTGTTACCAATGGCATCAACAACAACTTTAAACCAAGCGCAAGTTAACCAAATGGGCAACCAGTCACAAAGGGCCTATGTAGTTGAAAGCGACATAAGCGGCAATCAAGAACGTATTATAAGGCTTAACAGAGCGGCAAGAATAAACTAAAAGTACATTAAGCACAAAAAAGATATTTATTAAGTATGGACTTACCTATTTACGAACTTAAGATTCAAGAAGAGTTGCAAGACGATGCCGAGGTTTCGTTTATTGCACTTGTAGACAAGCCGGCCATTCAGCGTGATTTTGTAGCATTTACTCAAGATTTTATACAACCAAATAAAGGCGAAGGCAAAGATGCATTTTTACCTAGGTGCATAAGCTATGTAATTAATGAAGGTAAAGAAAGTGAGCAAGCAGTAGCTATTTGTAATTCTATGTGGGAACAACACTTTGCAGCTGCTAAAGTTTCATTTGATTATGATGATACCTTAAGTACTGATAGGGGCAAAGAAATGGCTAAAAGAGCAATAGCAGCTGGAAATACGCTTTATATTATTTCAGCTAGACAAGATAAAGAAGGAATGCTAAGCGTAGCTAAAGAATTAGGCATACCAGAAAGCAGAGTTTATGCAACTGGCTCAAATAAAGCTAAAGTTGAAAAAATTAAAGAACTTGGAATTTCTAAACATATAGATAATAATGCAGACGTAATTAAAGAACTTGGACCAATTGGCTCTAAGTTTAATTTTGAAATGTTTGCTATTCAAGATGAAGATAAGCATATTATAAGTGGACCATTAATGTTAGCGGATAAACCTATTTATAGAAATAATAGCAAATTTGGAGAACATTATGTCGTATTTAGTGCCGACACTATTAAAGATATTGCGATTAAATTTAGCAAAAAAGGCTACCAAGGTAACGTTAATTTAATGCATGACCAAGATATGCAGCTAGATGGTCTTATAATGTTTGAAAGCTTTTTAGTTGATAAAGCTAGAGGTATACACCCAATGTCGGGGTTTGAAGATGCAAAAGATGGTAGCTGGTTTGGTAGCTTTTATGTAGAAAATCAACAAGCTTGGGATTTAATTAAACAAGGTAAAGTAAAAGGTTTTAGCGTTGAGGGTTACTTTGAATATCCTACCGAAACTAAAGCTCCTACTTATGCAGAACAAAAGCTAGCAGAACTAGCAGAACTATTAAAAGTACCTTTAACACATAAATAATATATATAAACATGGAACAAGCACAAAACATTCTTAACAAAGTTTCTATGTTCTTTGCAGAACTTGTAGGAAACGAAGCAATGCCAATGCCTAGCGGAGAAACTGCGGCACCGGTAAAAATGATGCAAGCTAAATTATTAGACGGCACCATTGTTGAAGTAAGTGATTTAGCAGTAGGTGGAATTGTTACTATTGATGGTCTACCAGCTCCGGTTGGTGAACATACTTTAGAAACAATGGACACTATTGTTGTTGGTGACAATGGCGTTATTATGGAAATTAAGCCTAAAGTTGAAGATATGCCAACAATGGAAGTTCCAGTAGTTGAAGACATGAGCGCAAAGTTTGCAGCTTTTGAGTCAGCAACAAACGAAAAATTCACCGCTTATGAGTCTAAATTTGCTCAATACGAAGCTAAATTAGGCCAAGCAAACAAAGTAATTGAAGGCCTTATGCAAATTAGCAA